AAGGCAGATTCTTGATATAGGTTAAAGCTTACAAGGTCAGTCATAGGTGCGTCCTTTAAGGTCTTGCCATAGCTCGGCATAGTGGATTATTTTTCTAACATCAGATTCAAACTGACCTTTGTGTGGCGCACGGGTCGCATACTTCACGATGTTGGCTGCACAGAAGTCGAGTTCATTTAGCATGATGTATTCAATGGGTTGGATTGGGTGAACATAATGGTCACCCCCTTCTTGGCGGGATAGACCTACTTTAATTTTGGTGGTGTCCATAAGATAATATTTCCATCATCAGTGATGTCATTGAATCGTAAAATTCGGGCACATCGGGCTTGGGTTAATGCATCATCTTCAGTCAGGCCAGCCTTCGTATAGGCAGCTACGATAGCTTCCCAAATGGCTACGTTACGTAGGTGAAGGTCGGTAGATTGAAGTGATGCTTTGTGGAGGATTTGCTGCGCCTTAACAGGGCCAACTTTTGGACAACCTTTATAATTGTCTACAGCATCACCAGTGAGGATTTGGGTAAAGAATGAGAAGTCTGCATCAGCTTCGCTAATGGTAACAACGCCATCTTCTGGGTGGGCAGGGTTGAAGAATCTGCATGGTATGGTCTTTAGGTCTTTATCCTCAGACACTATGATGGTGTCATTACCATCACTACCCCGAATGCCTAGCAAGTCATCTGCTTCAAAAGGCTCAAGAAGAACAGCTTGATGTTCATCAATCATCCACTGTTTGAGTGGCTTCAAGGTCATTGGCTTTCGTACATCCTTACGATTACCTTTGTAGGAATCTAGGACATCGGTGCGAAAGTTCTTTGAACCTGTCAGGTAAAGCTTAAAATGCTCTGCACCTGTCTTCTCAATCATGGATGCAATCTTCTGCTTAATTAAAGCCTGACCTTCTGACTCATACGCATGAAGTGTCCATAAGTCTTCGTCCCATTTCACTGGAACTTCAGTAGCAGCCGCAGCTTGATAAGCTACGATGTCGCCATCAATCAGCAAGGTCGTCATAGACTTCTCCTGCTTCCGTGTTTCGCCTAGTGATAACTTGGATACCATACTTAATAGCAACGTGCTGCTCTTGCCAATCTAGGTAAGCACCCATTGCAAAATTGAAAGCTAAGGCAAGTGACACGACTGAAAAGGCTAGACAAACTAAAACCATCATTAAAGTTTCAATCATTCGTCAAACTCCTGTAGTTCTTGGTGGTACATTTTCAAAGCTTTTGCAAAACCTTCCCAATCTTCTACTCCATAGCTGTAAAGGCATTCCAATAGGTGGCTATCTTTTTCTATGTAGGTCAGGTATTCACGATTAACTGTTACAGTTTCGTTAGTCATCAGACTGCCCTCCGGTTTCTCTAAGATGCATTAGGCCCATGACAGTTATGTGCCAGACTCGGCCAAACTCTTCATCACCTACCATGCTTGTTGATATGAAACCCTTTACTGCACAAACAGCGATGTACTCAGCGTTAGTCCGAGCATAGTCACTACGTGTAGTAAAAGGTGATTGATAGGCACGTTTTAGTACCTCAGTGAGTTTCTGCCCATGAGTTTCCAATGTTAAATTCTCCATCTAAAGGACACTTAAAGTTGAACACCTCAGTGACTCGTTGAATTGTTTGGACAGCAATCTCACCTACCTTGTGAGCTAGGTCTTCACGAACAGCCACTTGGATTTCATCATGTACCCATGCACAGAGGCAGTAGTCGCCATTCCATCCATGTGTATAGCCTTGGGCTTGCATCTCGTTTTCAAATTCCAGAAGCCACTGTTTGCAAATGATTGCACCAGCAGATTGGAGTAGTGAATTAAGAGCAGCATGAGGTGAGCGAATATGGATATGACGACCATCAAGGGCTTTGATGTAGCCACGTCCAGCAGCCTTAGTAATAGCTTCACGCAACTGCCTAAGAGCAGGAGTCTTATCAAGAAATGCTTTCTTAATCTTCTTCCCTTCTTTGGCTCCACCACCGACCAGTTCACCAATAAGTTGGTCACCTCCACCATAATTAAAAGCGTAGATGAATCGTTTACTAGCCTCTCTCGTTGGAAGGCCAGCAGCCAGTTGATTAACAGTGTGGATGTCTCCATCTAAGACGACATCAACGTAAGCCCCATCATCATAGATGGCCATGTAAGCAGCCAAGCATCGAAGTTCTAAGCCTGATGCATCAGCACCCATGAGCTTCCAACCTTTAGGAACAGTGAACAATTCACGACAGTCTTTACCATAAGGTGAGCGCATTGAAGGCACTTGAGCTAGGTTCGGGTAAGAGTGCGTGGCTCGTCCAGTGACTGCTCCATTCGGGTTCACACTTCCGTGAATCTTTCCGTTGGAGCAGACCTTGAGCCAGCCTTGCTTACCTTCTGATACTTGTCCGATACGCTTCTGCAACATGAAGTATTTGGCCATGTGCTTTGCTTCTGGATATGGCAGCTTTGCTAAAGTTGTTTCATCTACTTTAGGCTGTCCATTGTCTGTGAAGACTGATGGTTTCCAATCATACTTAGCGATAAGTCGGTTAGAAATGTGGGCGCGTGACGCTGGATTAAACTCCACTATTTTCAGGCTAGTGAAGGATGCATCCTTTGTCCGGTCAGCTTTAAGAGGGTCTTTATATTTGCAGCTACGTGCTGGTGTCTTGATACCTACAGAGACAACCCAAGCTGGAAATAGCCCATAAAGTTCTTGGTAAATTACGTCACGTTGTTCAGCTAGATTGATGTACAGTTCTTGTGCTTTCTTTTCATCAAACACAAACCCATTACACTCTTGCTTCCACATCAGTTCAGCTACGCAATGCTCAAGGTCTAATGCCTGTTGGCTGTAATCTTTGCCCAACACTTTGTTGTACAAATTTACAGTGACACGAACATCTTGCTCGCAGTAAGTGAGCATTTCTTCCGTGAATTTATCCCAAGCATTATCCTTCTCACCATACTCACCTTTATGCTCTCCAAGCCTGTAACCCCAAGCCTTTAGCGAGTGAGAACCAATAAATCTGGGGGGCAAAGTTTTCCTGAAATGACTGAAGTCTAAGTCCTTTACGTTTGACCATATAAGGCGTGAACACACGAGGGTGTCTATGACTTGCTTCGGTTTAAAATCAGGGTAGAGTTTCTGGATTGCTGGTATGTCAAACTTGATTCCATTGTGGGCAATCAATACATCAGCCGATTGAAGAAGAGCGATACCTTCACGTATCTCTTCAGGTCTAAACCTGTAGAGTGTGGTGGTGTCTAAGTCATAGGCAACGATGCAATGGATGGTAGTTAGGTCTGCGAGAAAGCCATTCGTTTCAATGTCTATGACTAGGCGCATTAGTTTAGCGTCAAGTCTAGTTCTAACTGAGTTGGCTCACGCTTTTGGTCACGCTTATCCATAAGGGCTGACATGGTTTTAACGAACTCTTGAATCGCAGGGGACACAAGACCAGTTAGGGTTAACATCTCATAGCTTTCAAGCTGCGCCTCTATCATGCTGTCGGTAAAGGTGAGCGTGAAATCGTCAAATGCATCTTCAACTTCTCGGTGAATTTTTATATCAAACATAAGTTTCTCCTTGTTAGAAATTTGCAGCTACAGGGGCTGAGTCAAATGGACTTGCCTCGTAAAGCTTTCCTGTGACATGGTTATAGTTAAGCGGGAAGGTCAAACCAGTGGCTTGGCCTGTGTATCTATCTTTCAAGACACGGAAGGTTGTAGTCTGTCGTTCAGTTTCATCTTCAGCTTGTTGGTCACGTTCAAGACCAAACATAAAGTGACACCAGAAGCCGATAGCCCGACTGCCTTTAAAGTGTCTGATTGACACCCGTCCACCCTCTTCGTGAGGCTTGCCCATAGGCGTTGCTAAATGGCTGACCATAATGATGATTATGTTCAAACGCTTGGCGAGTTTGGCGATGTCTGAGGTGATACGTTCAAGTTCCACACGTTCATCTGTGCCTTGGCCTGTTGCTAAAGCAGTTAGATGGTCTAGGTAAAAGATTTCGATACCTTCAGCATGGTTCATGTACTCGATGTTGGACTTAACTACATCCCACTCGCACACACCAAAGCTGTCATACATGCGCAAT